ACGCAAACAGTTCTACCGGGAAGCCAATTACCCTTTCTCGGCAGAAAAACTAGAATGGATGAAAATAGCATAATGGGACAAGTTTTTAAACTAGCAAAACAATACCTGCCAACCGTAGGAACCGATGATGTGTTTGTTGAAATTGGTAGCGATCGCGGCGACGGATCTACTCGTCTGTTTTCAGAAATGGCATTGAAAAATCAAACAGTATTGCATACTGTTGATATCAATAGTTATCCTCAAGAGTGGTGTGAGAAACACGGTGTCAACCAAGGGGTTGTTTGGCATCAGGCAACTGGAAGTGAGTGGGCCAAAGATGTTTTTCCCGCTCTAAATAAAAAAATCGTATGTTTATATTTAGATAACTTTGATTACAATTATAATACTGTTCACATAGATCCCATGATAATAGAACAGCAAAAACAATACCGAGAAGACTATGGCATTGAAATGAACAATGAAAATTGTCTAGTAGAACACATGAAACAGATGATAGCATTGTTTCCATACATGAGTGAGCACAGCATTGTCATTTGCGATGACACATACGATAGCAATGGTTGTTGGATTGGCAAGGGAGGTCCGATTGTTACATTTTTACAAGCACAAGGCTTTCAGTTGGCAGCGATTGAAGTTGAACACCGCCTCAGTTACGGGGTCGTGTTAAAAAGATAAACTAATTGTTGCAAAACTACCAATATTTTGTTATAATAAAATCATGCGAATCCTTACATTAAACAATACCTATTACGATTTAAACCACTTGCCCGAAGAAGTAGATGACATGCGTTTTGCCATATTAGATAACTCTAATCCAGCAGAACCAGACTATCATTTTATCCCACTCATCTTTTTGGAAAGTTTCAACGCACCTGCCCTGGTACTTCGAATAGGAAACACAACAATCAAGATGCCCATGGACTGGCAAATCCTAATAGGTGAACCCGACATAGGTGACCTCGAAGTGTTGCCACTAACAAGTATAAACGATCGTGGGTTCAGAGTGTTTCAATTCAATCCCTTGTCAAGTTATAGACCCAGTTTCCCCGACATAGAAATACTAGATGTGTATCATGAAGTTAACTGGTATGCACCCAAACTCAAGAACGGTCAGATGTTGGCCGTGCCATTAAACGATGATGCAGAACCTGACTGTGTTTACTTTGTGAAAGACGTCAGTCGCAACTGTGAGATTGTCGACTACACCAAGGCTTGGTAATATGCCCTATACTGAACCTGAAATATTTGAAATAATTAATCGTCTATCCCGAGTATACTTAGAAAGTTATCCAGACGATCGGGAGGGGCTTGAACGTTTTTTACGTTGGGCACATTTGCAGTATGGCTACAAGTATGGGCAGTCTTAAGCCAGGTGCCACATACATTTACGAAAGTCCAGATGGAGGAGAAACTGTGTATGCTCGCGAAGCAGGTTCTACGGAGCGTCACATGATTGGGCAAAGCACAAAGGCTGCAGGCCTAGTAAAAAACCTTGAACAAGACCGGTTGTGGGGCAACATTCGTCGAGCCGCCGAAACCAATACCGCTTTACAAGATGCCCTGGACCGTGCTATACTGATTTATAATTTAAGCAAACATGAGTGAAAAACTAACCATTGCCAATGAAATGCGGCAGTTCGATCGCAAGAACAGAAACTTCTACGACGAGCTTACCGACGAAGAAAAGAAAAAGTTTTCAACCTATCTCATGATCCGCTGGGGATCCGCGGTAGAAGGCTCACGCGAACTACAAGAGTTCTATGTTATTGCTTGTAACGAACGATTGAACAAGCACTTCTTTAGCGTGAGCAAACACCCCAAACTACAATGGCTCATGGCCACAAGTGTAAGTCCTGACATGGGAACACCCAGACACGTTTGGATTGCTCCCAAGAAAAAAGAGGCAGGGCTTAGTGCCAAACGCCGAGCACTCATGGCTATCTATCCACACTACAAAGATGATGAAATAGATGTCATGGCACAGATAACAACCCAAAAAGAAATTGACGAATACAATCGTCTAGCAGGCAATGACAAGAAATGACATTCACGTGCGAATACTGCAAGAAGACTTTTGCTAGAGAAACCAGCATAGCAGTTCACATGTGTGAACCCAAACGCAGAAGATTAAACAAAGATGAACCGGGGGTGCGATTAGGTTTTCAAGCATACATCAAGTTTTATGAAACCATGCAAGGGTCTGCCAGGAACAAAACACACGATGATTTTTGTGAGAGTGCATACTATAGAGCCTTTGTTAAATTTGGACACTACTGTGTAAACACTCGGGTAGTAGCACCAGATCGGTTTATGTCATGGTTGCTTAAAGAACAAAAGAAAATAGACCATTGGTGTAGTGATCGAGTGTATACAGAGTACCTTATGCAATACCTGTTGGTAGAAGCAGTGAACGATGCTCTAGCCCGTGCAATAGAACACAGCATGCGTTGGTCAGAAGAAACAAACAATCCTTCTCATGATTGGTTGCGGTATGGTAACACTCATGCATTGTGTTACGCTGTCACAGCCGGCCGTATTTCACCTTGGGTAATTTACAATTCAGAATCAGGACAAAAGTTCTTGAGTGAGTTGTCGGCACAACAGGTCGCAATAGTTTGGCCCTACATTGATAGTGACGCTTGGCAGAAAAAGTTCCATGATTACCCAGCGGATCAAGAGTATGCCAAGGAAATTTTAAAGCAAGCAGGATGGTAATATGATCAAAAACATTTGGCACAATGGACCTGGTATTCATGTAGAAATAAATGCTTCTGGACCTTCTTTTCCTATGACCACGTCTGACTCTGGACGGGTTCGTTATAATGGCAGTCTTAAAGCAATGGAAACATATGACGGCTATGCCTGGGTCCCAGTGGGTACCAACGCCATGGTTGGATTAACTGCTGACTATATTGGTGCAATTGAGTGGGCAAAAGCAAAACGTGAACAAGAACAAAAAATTACACGTCGTGCCGAACTGGACCCGGTTGTGCGTGATGCACTAGACGCAGTAGAAAAAGCACAGGAACAATTACAAATGGTCATGGAGTTGACTGAAAAATGAAATTATTATTATGTGGTGATAGTTTTAGTTACGATCATAAACTTGAGCATAGCTGGCCAACTAGATTATCTCAAGTGCACCAAGTTGATAATCTAAGTCAATGTGGGTGTGGTGAATACAAAATAAGATTACAAATTGCATCACGCAATCTTGACAATTACGATGCTGTAATGATTTTTCATACTAGCCCAAATCGAATTTATTATAATCAGTTAAACAATATGTATGTTGACAATTATCATGGCCAAGCTGATTTTTTGTTTACTGATGTAGAACATCATCGACACTCAAATAAACTGGCACAAACAGCCTATGATTATTTTGTAAACATATTCGATGCTACATATCATTCATATGTTCATAATTTAATTTGTGCCGAGATTGATCAAATAACCAAACCATACTGTATATATCATTTCACAGCATTTGATTACTCAACATTATATCAATTTGACAATAATCTAATAGATTTGTATAATATATGGCAGGCCAATCGCGGGAACATAAACCATTTGAATCCAGCGGGCCATCAAGAGTTTTTTAAAAAGATAACAGATACAATAACAATATGAGCGCAGATATTGACATTGACTTTGCCAACAGAGAAGATATACTGAAACTGATTCGGCATACTCCAGCACGACAAAGTAATGGGCAAAAGCAAAACGTGAACAAGAACAAAAAATTGCACGTCGTGCCGAACTGGATCCTGTTGTGCGTGACGCATTAGAGTCAGTAGAAAAAGCACAGGAACAATTACAAATGGTCATGACATTAACAGATGTATAAAAAACTTGCGACCTAGTTCGTGCATCCAGTTACTGGCTGCTGACCAAATATAGTAAGGGCATGAGTTGGGTATTAGTATTAAGGAAATATAATGAAAATAGCTATTGATTATCAAGGTAGAACATACGGAAGATTTTTAGAATTTGTGTGCAACACATTACTAGGAATAACTACCGGAACCCCGTTTTATCGTGGGTGGGTTGGATATGTCGATATCAACGGAAAAAATTATGCAGGAGATAAAGTATTTGAAGCAAATCAACATTTCTTCCTTCCAAAAGACATTGAAGCCGAAAAAGTAATAAGCATACAGTTTGATATTAACGATTTATTACCAGTTCAACAAACAAATTTGTTAGTGGAAATTCCTTACGGATATGACATGATACCAATAGAAATTAATACTTACAATAGATTCAATGAAATAAAAGGGTATCGAGACATATTGCAAAATTTGTCAGACAATTTTTTTAAAAATCAAATTAAAGAAAGTTATAATGCAGTTAGAGATCCGTCTTGGCCCGATGTAACCACTATTGCAGAATTTGAAAAATTGCCTGATATAATTAAACAAGAATGCATCGAACAACATAAATTAGAGTTGTTAGAGTTTTCGGCAGATTATCCTGATTGTCCGAGACAAATACTGCGAGAGTTTTTCCAAATTGGATTTTCTAAACCTGAACAGCATGGATTAATTCTTAGTCAAAAGAAAATGCAATACCAGGAAGACAAGCAAGTATACATATTTCCATTTAGATGTTTTTATAACAAACATGATTTTTTAGAACAAATAGAAAAGATTACAGAATGGGCAGGAATACCTCACAACTATCAACAAAAGATTGAACTATTGCATGATGAATTTTTACAAAAAGAACCTTATAGAAATTCAAAAGCCAAATGTGACATGATTATCAACATAATACAAACCGGAATAAGAGAGTCTTGGCCCAAGTACGAAATAACCGAATCATCTGCAGTATCAGAATTAGATGTGGTAGAAGAAGCCTATATAAACGCCGCACTTGGTCAAGATTGGTTTCAATGAGCGCAGATATTGATTTAGACTTTGCAAATCGTGAAGATATATTGAAACTTATTCAACATGTTCCTGCACGACAAAGTAATGGGCGAAAGCACAACTCGGGAATATATGTTACCAACATACCACGTGATCCATTCAATGGTTGTGCGGCATTAGATTACGAAACAGCAGAACAACGTGGATACTTTAAACTAGACTTCTTGAACATGAGTGTGTATCAGTTGATACAGAATCCGGCACACTATCAACAAATGCTAGATCAAACACCACCTTGGTCACAACTTTGGGCGGACCGTGAGTGGGCCAGTAAACTAGTACATATAGGCAATTACACAGATTTACTAAAGGTAATGCGGCCAGATAGTATACCCAGGATGGCAGCCTTTATATCTATCATACGTCCGGGCAAGGCACATTTACAAACACGCCCGTGGGACGAAGTATTTTCTAGTGTGTGGGACGGAGATGAATCACAAGGATTTGTGTTCAAACACAGTCATGCAATTTCTTATGCAGCCTTGGTTGCGTTACATATGAATTTAATCAGTCAAGACGTCGCACAAGTGTAATTGATTTTCTCTTGCCTTTTTTACGGGCAATGTCCAACAAACTACAAGCCGGACCGTGTAAGATTTCTAAATCTTTGTTGACAAAAGTACGTAGGGTGGGACGGAACTTTTCCCAGTCTCGCCGCAGGAATATGTTGATGGGAATTGAACGATTACTCTCCCACCACCAGGTTGACGCTAGTTCTAAAAACTCCATCTTGAGCTCTTGTGTTTGAACAACGCCAAAGTCATAGATGGTGGTCACAATATCATCCCTGTTTTGTACAACACCTACATATTCTGCATTGGCGTACATGCACAGCGTTATAAACGGATATTTTTCAGTTAATTTTTCAAAGATATTGTTTCCCATTGCGGTTATTTATGGGTTGCTAATTTTGGACAAACTAAATATAAGATGTATTCCACCACCGCTTATCTTTATCAACAAATCGTCCGTGTACTGCTAGTAGACACCAGCGGCGGATACTTTACTCAGAGGTATGACCCAGTGTACGCAAAACAACTAACAATCAACAAGGGAGTAGACAATGTGCTACTCTTTGAATTTATAAATCAGGACCAGAAACCTGTGAACATTGCAGGATCCAGCTTTGTTTTCCGGGTGGTAAATCAAACCGGAGACGAGTTATTGATTACCAAAGACATGGAAATCCTGAGTTCGGCCCTGGGCCGTGTCAAAGTAGTGCTCGACAACGAAGACACTATCAATCTCCAAGCACAGCCTGCCAGTTACAGTATACAAAGATCAGCAGGAAACTACGTACAAGCGGTATACACAGATGCCAATAGCCAGGCAAGAGCAGATTGTAATATTGTGGATAGTGTATTTCCGCAACACATACCAGCCAGAGAATGTACTGTGCCTGACATGTATGGCAAAATCAACTTCATGGGCACAGCACCCACACAATGGCCGGACTGGGCACTCACACCACAACCTATCAATGCTATCCAACAAACAGAATTCTTTTCCAGTTACATGCCCACAAACGGTGCAAGTCTAACCACAGTCAAATATGACATAGTGGGATTTACTGGCACAGTCAAAGTACAAGCCGCACAAAACTATGAATCAGTTTGGTATGATGTTACTGAGTCTAGACAATATCTTTGTGAAACCATAAGTGATTATATCAATGTTGCGGGATTCCATCCGCTGTTGAGATTGGGATTAAACAACTCAATTGGATTTGGAGCATCTGGCAACGTTACTGTGGTCAATGGATCAGTGACGGGCATCACTGTTCAAAATCCCGGATACAATTATGTGGCACCACCTTACATCCAAATTTTGGGCAATGGGTCAGGAGCTGAAGCAACATGTACTCTTGGCAGTACCGGAGTTGGTGCGGTCACAATAGTCAATGGCGGTTCAGGTTACTTACCAATCCAATTTGGCAGTAGCGTATCAGCAACGGCGGTATTCACAAACGGCAAGATAGAAAACGTTCAATATCGTTGATTTAGTACAGTAAATCTGTTATACTGTACAGATGCTTGACATCCTAACATATCTACCTGCAAAAAGAAAAGCCACACCGGGCGGTTGGTTGAGCTTCAATGCAGTATGTTGCACTCACAATGGCAACACACAGGACCGTCGTCAACGTGGCGGGATCAAACAAACTGAACAGGGATGGAGTTATCATTGTTTCAATTGCGCATACACAGCCAGTTTTATCCTTGGCCGGAATCTTTCCTTTAAGGCCCGCAGGCTCTTGACTTGGCTGGGTGTGCCCGAAGCAGAAATAGAACGTGTAAATTTGGAGAGTATGCGACATCGCAGTATCAATGGCATACTACAAGAACGCCGACAAACATTTGATGCACTTGCTGGCATCTCTTTTCCAGAATTTGAACTGCCTGCATTTTCAGTAGTGTGTACACCCAAACATACAGAAGCATGGCAATATCTTAGAAATAGATCAGCACCTGTAGATTATCCTTTCATGGTTACCGATCCTGATAACGGATCTATTGGTGTAGGAGCATCTTTAAGATCATATGTGATTGTTCCATTCACTTACGATAATTCTGTAGTGGGATTTACGCAACGATTTTTAGATGACCGTACTCCCAGATACATTAATCAAACACCGCCGGGTTATGTATTTGGCACAGATCTACAACATGACACCTGGACTCATGTGTTAGTAACAGAAGGCATATTTGATGCATTGACTATTGGTGGTTTAGCAGTAATGCATAATACCATAAGCGATACTCAAGCAAGACTCATACGCAGTCTGGGCAAAGAGGTAACTGTTGTGCCGGACCAAGATGTTGCAGGCATGGAATTGGTAGACCGTGCTGTGGAATTGAACTGGGCAGTGAGCATGCCCGAGTGGCCAGAAGGTTGTAAAGATGTAAATGATGCAGTGATAAAATTAGGAAAATTAGGCACATTGCTAACTATAATGCAATCAAGAGAAACCAGTAAGATAAAAATTGAGATGAGAAAAAAATGGCTATTAAAAAAATTCTAATCCTTGCTATGCCACGAACTGGAACAACAATCATACAAGAAATTCTGTCACGAGAATTTAGAATTGCAAATTTGTCTGAACCTTTTGCTAGATATATTAGAAAAACAGATCCTAGAAAAGATTATCCCCCAGATAACGACCCTTATCAATGGGTGGCCAAAGAAACTTCTGGTATTTTTAAATTGTTGTCCACAACGCTAGATCACTTTGATTTTGAAAAAATAATTTCAATTGCTAAATTTGATCACGTGATCATGATCGAACGTAAAAATCTAGTGGATGGATTATTGAGTTTAAAATATGCAGAACTAACTGATAAGTATCATTGTTTCCGGGGAGAAACTATTATCCCGCAACAGTTTGGCGTAGACCAGTTTGATTTTGGACTATGGGATAGATCTTATCGGCTATACAATGAATCTAAAAATCTCATAATCAATTCAAATATTTCCTATGATTTAATAAGCTATGATGATTTTGTAGCAGATATACCACAGTACGTTGCAGGACATTTATTGCAACAATCTAAAGCGTCGGGAAATTACAATATTATACCAAATGATTTATGTTATAAAGATTTATGCATAAATTATCAGGAAGTTGAAACACACATAAGGAATACAACTTGTTAAAAGATTACGGACTTGAGGTCCAACGATTATTCCTAGAGATGATGTTGGAGGATGCGGCCAGTTACGTGCGTGTTCAAAACATCTATAACCCTGCAAACTTTGACCGCAGTCTTAGACCTGCGGCTGAGTTTATCAAGGAACACAGTGACAAGCACAAGACCATGCCTGACAGGACACAGATTTTGGCCACAACTGGGATCAAACTTGCCCCGGTACCAGAACTAAACGAAGGGCACTATGACTGGTTCATGCAGGAGTTTGAATCATTTACCAAGCGTCAAGAACTTGAACGTGCAATCTTAAAGTCCGCAGACTTGTTGGAAAAAGGTGAGTTTGAACCGGTAGAGAAACTGATCAAGGATGCTGTACAAATAAGTTTAACCAAGGACATGGGCACAGACTATTTTGCTGATCCAGCAGGTCGTATCAACAAGTATTTTAATTCAGGTGGACAAGTATCAACAGGTTGGCCACAACTGGATAGATTGTTGTATGGTGGATTTAGTCGCGGTGAACTAAACATCTTTGCCGGCGGATCCGGATCAGGCAAGAGTCTTGTGATGATGAACATTGCACTCAACTGGTTGCAACAAGGGCTAAGTGGAGTTTATGTCACACTAGAATTAAGTGAAGAACTTACTAGTTTAAGAACAGATGCTATGTTAACAAACATGAGCACTAAAGAGATACGCAAAGACATTGGCACAACAGAACTCAAAGTCAAACTTGTGGCCAAAAAGTCTGGACAGTATCGAGTTAAAGGATTACCGGCACAAAGCAACATCAACGACATTCGCAGTTATATCAAAGAAGTACAGATACAAACCAATATAAAGGTTGACTTTATCATGGTAGACTATTTGGACTTGTTGATGCCGGTGAGTGCTAAAGTTTCGCCCAATGACTTGTTTGTTAAAGACAAGTATGTTTCAGAAGAACTGCGTAACTTGGCCAAGGAATTGGGTGTGCTAATGGTCACAGCAAGTCAATTGAATCGTAGTGCTGTGGAAGAGATTGAGTTCGATCACTCGCATATTTCGGGTGGCATATCCAAGATCAATACTGCTGACAACGTGTTTGGTATTTTTACAAGCAGACACATGAAAGAAAAGGGCAAGTATCAAATTCAATGTATGAAGAGTCGTAGTTCAACAGGAGTTGGCCAAAAGATTGATTTAGAATACAATATTGAAACCATGCGTATTACAGATGCAGGTGGAGAAGAAAACGGTTACAACAAGCCCACAACAAACATCATGGATTCGATCAAGGCACGCAGTCAAGTCCGTGCCGACGAGGATGGTGTTGTAGATGAGAACGCACCTGTAAAGTGGAACCGTCCCGAAGGTATCAGTGCTTGGGAAAAACCTCCACAAGAAACCAGCAAGGTATCAGCAGATGTTCAGAGTGCAAAACTAAAACAGTTATTAGGACAAATTAAATCTCAATGACATGCATTGACATTTATAAAAATATAAACATTGTTGCTCGGCAAAATGCACTAGCAATTTCGCCTTGTTGTATATCGCCTATACGCCCATTTGAAGTAGTTGATTTTTTGAAAAACGAATACCTTGTTAGTCTTCGCAATGAGATATCTACTGGGAAGTTACCGACAGCATGTGGTATTTGTAAAAATGCCGAATCTGCTGGACTAACAAGCCGACGGCAAGGTAGCAACTCTTGGTACAAAGACCACAACCTTAACAACAACAAGGTTGAGTTAATTCGCATGGATTACTGGACTGGTGATACATGTAATTTGGCCTGTGTAATATGCGGACCGCATAATAGTAGTGTATGGAAGCAAGAACTTGGGCTACCCAAGGAATTACAAAAATCAACGGCCAATCAGTTTTGGAAAACCGTCGACTTGAGTAATATACAATTTATACATTTCAATGGCGGCGAACCGTTGTTGAGTAAAGAGCATGTAAAATTGTTACATGCTGTTGAGCATAAAAATCAAGTACACTTAAATTACAACACTAATGGAACTATATTACCAAATGAAGAGTTGTTGAATTTGTGGGAGCAATTTAAGTTAGTGCAACTTGATTTCAGTATCGATGACGTCGGTGAAAGATTTGAATACCAACGGTTCCCTGCAAAGTGGGCTCAGGTAACAGATAATTTGCAATGGTATATTGATAATGCGCCGCATAATTGTATGTTTGCAATCAATACATCGGTTGGTATTTTAAATCATGCTAACCTGGACAAATTGCTAACATGGCTGCAACATAATTTCCATACCACAAGATTTACAGACCCAATAGAGTATAGACAACAACTAACCCAGGGCGTGTTTGCATTAAAAGATGCAGACAAAAGAAAATCCAAAATAATTGCTACCCTAGATTCTATTGATCAACGCCGTGGAACAAATTATCGCGCCATATTTCCGGAATTGTTTCAGCAGATGTTCAGAGTGCAAAACTAAAACAACTGCTGGGACAAATCAAATCAAATTAGGCCGCAACGCCTTTGATCACAGCAAAGTTGATAATAGGTGCTTCACTAGTGACACCACCAGTGGTCCATACAGTTATGTTAGCACTGCCACCTGTTGCACCTATTTGTGACACAAGTAAATTATACAAGTTGGTACCAGATCTTTGATTCAGGATCACGACATCAGTGTTTGCTATTGCACTGTTGGTGAGTGTGAATGTGGTAGGAGTAGTATTTCCTGCAACCGTGAACAATACAATATTGCCAGTGACTGTGTTTAATGTAACTCCTGTTGCACGACTTGTGCCCTGAGTAACTGTTCCGCCAGCACCGGTTGCATATCCTATACCTGCAGTTGGATAGTTTGATTTAATAGAAAATGCTGACGTGATACTTGAAGTGGCTGATATTGTTCCAGTGGTCAATGCATAACCAATGGAGACATTACCACCAGTGATATTGCCACTAGAGGTAGTAATATTACCTGTTGCTGAAATCAATCCACCAGTCAAGATGTTTCCAGCAAATGTTCCCATACCTGCAGAGAAATTATTAATACTATACATCGAAACTGTGGCGCCGCCATAATTTGCCACATACACAAATCTACCAGTTGGGTCAACAGTTACGCCGTATGGAGTAGTTCCTGTGGCAACAGCAGTGGTTATGCTGGTCAATGCACCGGTTGACTGATCGATGCTGTACATTGAAACTGTGCCGGCGGTACTATTTGCCACATACACAAATCTACCAGTTGGGTCAACAGCCACGGCGTATGGACCAGTTCCCGCGGCAACAGCAGTGGTTATGCTGGTCAATGCACCGGTTGACTGATTGATGCTGTACATTGAAACTGTTGCACCGCCATAATTTGCCACATACACAAATCTACCAGTTGGGTCAACAGCTACGCTGAGTGGACCAGATCCTGTGGCAACAGCGGTGGTTATGCTGGTCAATGCACCAGTTGACTGATTGATGCTGTACATCGAAACTGTGTTGCCGCTACTATTTGCCACATACACAAATCTACCAGTTGGGTCAACAGCTACGTCGTATGGTCCGGCTCCTGCGGCAACAGCAGTGGTTATGCTGGTCAATGCACCAGTTGACTGATTGATGCTGTACATCGAAACTGTGCCGCCGCTATTATTTGCCACATACACAAATCTACCAGTTGGGTCAACAGCTACGCTGATTGGACCAGTTCCTGACGCAATCGCGGTGGTTATGCTGGTCAATGCACCAGTTGACTGATTGATGCTGTACATCGAAACTGTGTCGCTGGTATTATTTGTCACATACACAAATCTACCAGTTGGGTCAACAGCCACGCCGTATGGACCAGTTCCCGCGGCAACAGCAGTGGTGATACTGGTCAATGCACCAGTTGACTGATTGATGCTGTACATTGAAACTGTGGAGCCGGTACCATTTGGCACATACACAAATCTACCAGTTGGGTCAACAGCTACGTCGTATGGTCCAGTTCCTGACGCAATCGCGGTGGTTATGCTTGTTAATTCACCGGTTCCTTTATATACTATTCCTCGAGGAGCTACCACTTGATACGGCGTTTTAACAAACGCCGTACTTAACAATGCATTTCCAGTTATGGTTCCAGTTGAACTAATCAATCCACCAGTTAATACATTTCCACCTGTAATGTTGGCCGCACTTGTGATAGTTGATGTAGCACTTATCAATCCAGCAGTTAATACGTTGCCACCAGTTATGTTGGCACTAGCCGATACCACCGATCCCAGTATGCTTGATCCAGTAATAGTACCAGTTGAACTAATCAATCCACCAGTTAATACATTTCCACCTGTAATGTTGGCAGCACTTGTGATAGTTGATGTAGCACTTATCAATCCACCAGTTAATACATTTCCACCTGTAATGTTGGCAGCACTTGTGATAGTTGATGTAGCACTTATCAATCCACCAGTTAATACGTTGCCACCAGTTATGTTGGCACTTACACTAACAACAGATCCTAAATGACTCGAACCGGTTACGGTGCCGGTTGAACTAACAAGTCCAGCAGTTAATACGTTGCCACCAGTTATGTTGGCACTTACACTAACAACAGATCCTAAATGACTTGTACCGGTTATAGTACCAGTTGAACTTATCAATCCACCGGTTAAAATGTTACCACCGGTAATGTTGGCTGCTGATGTTATGTTGGTAGTTGCTGAAATCAATCCGCCTGTTAATATGTTACCACCGGTAATGTTACCAGCTGTGGAGAATGAACTAACTATAATGGTACCAATAATATTGCCACCTGTGATATTACCGGTGGCACTGATTAAACCAGCAGTGCGTATATTACCACCAGTTACATTACCTATTGCACTGACGTATCCTGAGGCAGTTACATTTCCTGTAGAAAAATCACCAATGGTGATGTTGCCAAAAATATCTCCGTTTACATACAAATTACCAGCAATGCCCACACCGCCTGCCACAATCAATGCACCTGTTGTGTAACTGTTACTGGCAGTTGATGCAGCCACGTTGACTGTGTTTGTGTAGTAGTTTAAAGGACGATTCAAATCATATATGGTAATTGTGGTTCCAGAATCAACTGTGCTGAATTTGAAGTTGTATGTGCCAGTGGCAGCAAATGTAATCACATTAGCACTATAGCCTTGAATACCAGTAGTACCCAAGGTAACGGCCGCGGGCAGGGTCATGGTATAAGCAGTATTGGTAACAACTACATTGATAGTGAGCTCACCATAAGATCCTGACGCAGGCCAATTGCTAAACCCCAAGCTGAAATTGCCTGTGGGAGCAATGGTTTGATATTGTGAGGCACTGTAATCTAGTGTGATTGTGCCTGATGTGGCAGTTTGTGCAAAATACGTGTAGCTGACATCATTCAATTTCACAGCATAAATCAAATTGTCGCTCATGTTGTTGTCCAGCGTGGTTCCTGTTAACGCGGCTTTGAAAACACCGTTGTTTTCAAGATCAGTAATCTCTGTTGCGGCAGTTTGAAAATTGGTTTTAATAGCAGTAAAGTTATCTCTAAAGCCCTGGGTATTATTGGGCTGGCCTGCAACGGGGTACGTGCCGTCTATGTTATTGGGGTTAATTTGACTTGTCATAGGTGTTCCTGTATAATCATATTTATTAGAATACTAAAAGCACTAAATAATCCAAAGGCCCAAAGCGAATGCAGAAAAAGACCCGTAGTATACTAGAAGAACTAGACTCATTGTATGTGGAGCGTGATCGTCGATTAATAATTGAAACTCGTGCTGACAGCATTATCGCCAGTGCCGTAAGATTGATTGAGCAGATTGAAGCGGAGTTTGGGCCCGAGCAGGCTGACAATCTCACAAGAAAACTGCTCAATGCCATACGAACCAAAGATGCTGGAAAGTTTTCCAGATCTGTCAGGAGATCAACACCATGAATTTGCTAGAAGGTGGAAACGTATTTAAAAATGCAGATGGTACGCCGGTAACCCAGCGTATTAACCTAGCGGATATTCCAGGAACAGTTGCTTGGTTGGAAATGATCACTGGACTTGATCTCACTCTAGAAAAAGACACACAAGGTGTGCCACACAAGTGGTTGGGTTCCACTGGACGCAAAGCTGATTCTGGGGACATGGATCTTGCTGTGGACGCCAACGAAATTACCAAGCCCGAACTCAAAGGTATATTAGATGCCTGGGCCACAAAAAACAAACAAGATCCCAAGCAGTGGGTCAGACTCACTGGTGAAGCTGTACATTTTAAAACTCCCATACAAGGCGACCCCCGGCGTGGATATGTGCAAACAGACTTCATGTTCATGCCTGACATGAACTGGGGCACATTCTGGTTGGGCGGAGTTTCGGATTCCTCCTACAAAGGCATGTATCGCAACGTGCTGATGTCAAGTATTGCCAAATCACTAGGACTCAAAGCCAGTGCTAAAGGTATTATTAGCCGCCAGACAGAAAAGCCAATCACCGTGGATCCTGATCAAGCCGCAGGCATTTTACTGGGCCCAAACTACAATCGTAGCCAATTAAGTTCTGTGGAAAACATCTACAAGGCCTTGGCTATGGATCCTGAACGTGACGCCAAACTTGCAGACTTCCGTGAATATTTGTCCAAAGCCGGCATACAAGAACCTGACATGACCATGTCTGAAAGTGAATCTGGCTGGTTGGCCCGCTTGCGTGACCGCATTGTTAATCAAGGTATGTATGCCTTGGTAGAAGCAGAACAACCAGGAGTGGGTGGCCGAGCCAAGGGCATTGAACACCTAGAAGATCTGGTGTTCCGTCGTGGCACACAAGGCATACGAGATGCCCTGGCAATTGTACAACACTCTACACAACAACCATCAACTGTGACTGCCAAATGGGATGGCAAACCTGCTGTGATATTTGGGCGTAAACCTGCCACAGGTGAGTTTGTGTTGACAGATGGATCTGGATTCGAAGCCAAGGGCTATGATGGACTTGCTACCAGTCCAAGAATGATGGCACAAATTCAAAGCACCAGAAGCGGTGATAGAACTGAATTGATTCAAATTTACGCAACATTATTTCCCATGTTGGAAGCCGCGTTACCACCAAACTTCCGGGGATATGTCAAGGGTGATTTGTTATACATGCAAACACCTCCTGTGATTGCTGGTAACTATGTGTTCCGCCCCAATACTGTGGAATACAAAATTCCTGCCAAGTCTACACTGGGTCAACGCATTGGCAACAGCACAGTTGGTATTGCCATACACTCAATGTATGCAGATGCGGGTGACGAACGTCAACCCTTGAGTGGAGTAAGATTCAACGAAGTGCCTGGCCTGTTGTTAGAAAAGCCAGCCAGCCCCCGGCAATTACAATCTGAAACCACAGCTGAAAAACAACTCAAACAACTGATCAAAACAGATGGCAAAAACATTGATACCTTGTTCAATCCTGCAGAACTTAGATCACACAAGATTACGGATCTAGCAAAACTTTGTGTAGACTACATCAACACCAAGGTAGGCACACCCTTAAACAAACAAACACTATTGCCGGAATTTGGCGAGTGGTTACAGACTCGGGTAACACCACAAAAGTTCCGTAATATTGTGGAATACTTGAACAGCCCCACTTCAAACACCCCTGCACTAGCGGCTGCATTTACAGCATTTATACTATTGCATGACCTTAAAATGCACCTGTTACAACAAGCAGATACTGAGCATCCTGGGCAAGAAGGCTGGGTTATGGCCACTCCTGTGGGATATGCAAAAGCGGTAAATAGATTTGATCCCAATGCATTTGCGGCTCAAAATAGACAGAGAAACAATCCGCAACCAGCGTGATTTTTCCAAACTGACTAAATAAAAGCAGGTCCTCCGAGATCAATTAACTTTAAAGGAAAATTAAAATGGCAACATTTACGAAAACAAATGGTACGACGCAACCAGTATTTGCGTCAGACGTAGCAAACGGTTCCATTGCTGGAACAGCAAACGCTGCCGCACAGGGTTCTGTGCAATTAGCAGGTCCAAAACTGGACTTCTACACATTGGTCGCTAACACAGCATTGACCACTACTACTGGTGCAGTTGCTAACGTTAACGGCTTTATTAACCAATCTATGCAAGGTATCCAATCAGTTGGTACAGTTGCAATGTATCAGATCAGTCCCTTGTCTAGTGCAAACGCATTGGCCGTGGCGATTTATCCAAGTGGTTCTTATGCCAACGCCGCTACATTCTTGACAGCAGCCAACATTGCGTTCACTGGTTACCAGTGGAGTGCTTCATACGCTAACGCATTGTTCTACACAGGCGCTATCAACGTTTAATCAACTACTGATTAATCACACAGCCCCGGACGTAAAAAATCCGGGGTTTCTCTTTGGCATTAAATACTCATAGAATGAAGATATCATGTCGCACCCTTTTTGATTGCAGTAGAACCGGAGTTACTGGACATTATCGTTCAAGTGAAATTCCGTTTGTGGATGCTACAGGGCAGGTAGTGAACAATCAATCAGATTGGAATCACTCTCGAAACCAGCAACGCAACTGGGAAACCTTGCTACAAATTATTGGACTAAGAACTCAGCCCATGGATGTGACAACACCAGCGCATCGGGATGGTGTTTGGGAGTTTGAATTCACATCTGAATCTGAAGGGGTATACGAAATACACAGTGACCCGGATCCCTTGGCCGGCCTCAAGACTGACTGTGAAGGTGTGCCCATGATGTTGAATCTTCAAGAGCAACCCAGTCTTGCTCCGACTATTACTACCGCAGGCAGCAATCAAAACATTTGGTTCTCCGCGGTAAATAAAGCACTGGAGTAACCATGTCTGACACCACTGATATTGAAAAGAAAAGTCTCGAAGCTCACGTTGAATTGTGTGCTGAAAGATATCGTTTGCTAGAAACCAAGATGGAATCAGTAGAAGAAAAAGTCATGGTATTGCACGGTGTAATTGCTGAATTACGCAACATGATGCAAACAATGGCCGCCAAACGCAATGATCAAGTGATGAATTGGGGTGTGGGAATTATCACAGTCCTAGTCGGCACAGTGGGTTGGCTTGCAAGCCATTATTTTAAAATATGACCCGTGACCAAAAATTAGAACAGTGGGCAGAACGTGAACTGTCCCGCAATATTAGCGAAATGATAATCGACGATGAACAGGGCGGGATTATAGCATTTGGCAAGTATTATATTAGCCCTGATAAAACTGGGTTCTCAGTACGTACCTGGGATAGAGAAATACATAATTTCACTACCAAAAGAATAGCAATGTCATGGTGCACCGTGGACCATAAACAACAATACAACTTAGCCAATACAATTTTTGTATTGGACTGTAAAAAACAAGCACTAGCGGCGGACATATACTGCCGTAAGACACTGGGTGAACGTGGCCGGCATGAATCATTTTATGAAATAATAAACATGAAATTACAACCCAAAATAGACCAGTATAATTCAGTCAGCAACGAATTAGAAAAATGTGTAAACCAAGCTAAATATATACAAATTAGAGGATTCAATAATGAAACTGCAAGAACTATCGGCTCTTAAGCCAAGTAAACAAATCGCCAAAGTATTCGAAAGTTATTTTGGATCACGTATCCGTTTTGATCAATTAACTCGTGGACAAACACAAGCCATGTTGCAAAAGGTGCAAGGCGTGTTGCGCGAGCATCGTGGAACTACCGCACGTCACCACAGTGAAAAGAATCCCAAGTACTTGCAGTTGGTCATGATGGAACAAGCATTGTCAAGCCGCTTAAAAGAAGCCGCATTGCCTGCCATGCCCGGAGCCGCTCCTGCTACTGGCGGAGTTGCCGCACCGGCTGCTACTAGTACCGCTCCTAATCCTGCATTAGTTGCCGCAAAGAAGAAATTATCATCTGGACAAACATTGAGCCCGCAAGAACAAGAGTTGATCAATGCACAGGCTCAACTTACTGCTGAAAGCCGTTTGCGTCGTGCAATGCATCGACTGAATGAATCAGAAGTACAACAAGCTCAAGTGGTGTTAGCCGCACAAGACATGGTTGACAAAATGCAAGGCATGTTGGAAGACGTTACAGAATTGCAATTTAAAGAATTGCCTGCATTAGTTGATTCAATCAAGAATCAAGTGGGCATGGAACAAGCACAACGATTCAATGCAGATGCCACAGCCGCTCTTGCTGGCCTGGTTGGCAATTTGCAAGGCGCTAAACAACAACTTGATGCTGCGCTTGGTGTGGTAACAGGTCAAACTCCTCCTGCCGCTGCCGCCGGTGCAATGGGTGCAGATATCGCAGCCGGTGCCGCTGACATGAATGCCGCTGGTGCCGACATGGCTGCCGCTGATGACATGGGTGCAGATTTAGATGCTGAGTTACCACCTGAGCCAGGAATGGAACCTCCCGCAGCCGCATTGGGTCGTGGCCGCAGATAATGAAAATCTTCGAAGTTGATGCTGGCATGGCACCAACTCCCAATCCAGCACAACTGGCAGGGTTGGTACAGTTTCTCAATGGTCGCGCCGAAGATACCAGTGCTCGAAAAGAAATTAGTCAAGACGCATTTATCAAACTGGCCAATGATCTAGATATCAACATCACTCCTGAAAATCTTGTGGATGTGGTCAGTCAACCACCACTCAGCAACCTACTAGAACCCATGGATCCCAACACAGGTGTATTGGTTTTCAAAGGCGCTGGACAACCCAATGTTGCCATGCCGGTCAATCGAGCACAAGACATAGTGGCCGCCTCTGCCAAATCTGCCGCTAAAAAGGATCGCGGAGTTTGATTGAACAAAAAATTAACAATTTTTCATGAAGGAAACCATCGGGCAAGTACGCATGTTAACATGTTTTTTGATCTCAATAACAATGATTACAAATTTGTTAACAGTGATCATCCTACAATAGACATAGTAATAGATCCTTCAACAAATACAAACATATCTGCCAAGATATATGTTGTTCTTGATTTATTCCATAACTATGAAAATCAACTTGGCAATAAATTGTGGCCCAAAAAATGGTATCAAATTACCAATGGTATAAACAAGAAATCCTATGTTAGTCAACAAGTTATATCTGTAGATTTTTTATTCAATAGAACAAAAGCATACTATCAAAATTATCCATTTAGGTCTAGCACTAATAAATGGTATTACGCAGGATCGGATGCATACCCTGTGTTAGATATACCCGGATCAGATGCAAAGATTTTTATTTTTTTAGCACCTAATAGAACATATGGTGGAAAGCGAGTGTATCGCACTCGCTTGGTTAATTTTTTAAAACAAAACTTCAGTGATTGGTCACGTGGTTACGGATTTATAGGAAATTGTGATGACACTCCTGATATGAAATTGTACGGGCATGCATCTTTTAAAGCAGTTTCAAACGATTCGCATGATTTGTTTTTGTTAAAAGATGGCCCTCAACCCAAAGGCGGCTATCTGCCAATTCATAATTCTTATTATTATCATACTTTTATCAGCATATATGCAGAAACGATGGAATATGGCGATACTATTGCTGTGACTGAAAAAACTTATGATCCGTTAATTCGGGGACATTTTATTTTGCCGTTTAGTACTGCAGGACTTATACAGCATCTCAAAACCATGGGATTTCTTTTCCCAGAGTTCATTGATTATTCTTATGACAGCATACTAGATCCAGATCTGCGATATCAAGCATATGAAACTGAAATTCAAAGATTAATGAAGTTTGATATACAAACTTGGCGCAATTTTTGGGATGAAAATTTAAACATACTGTACCATAATAAAAAAGTGTTTGTGGAACGTCCATATGATCGAATTGACTTTGATCAGTTAATTGAGTCAACTAAAGATTGACACGAAACGTTAAATATAGTATACTACTACAACAAGGAGTTGCTATGAAAAAGTTCCTAATCGCAATGTTAATTCTAGCCAGCACTGGCGCAATGGCACAACACCGTCATCAGGGCGGATATGGATATAGAGGCAACTGGATTGCCCCGGCCATAATCGGCGGTGTGATTGGTTACGGTTTGACCCGTAACTATTACGAGCCTTACTATGTGCCTGCTCCTGTTATAGTACAGCAACAACCGGTTATAGTTCAGACACCATACTATAATCAAACGCCAAATTGCACAGTATGGACCGAGGTACAAGATCAGGATGGTACTATTACCAGAACAAGGACTTGTCGACAATGAAACTAAGAGCAATGAACACAGACACAGAACTAACAATTGATCAAATAATAAAAGATCATGCAGTCGTATTGTTTATGAAAGGAACAGCACAGTTTCCCATGTGTGGATTTTCTGGTCGGGCTATACAACTATTAAAAGAATGTGGAATTAAATCTCCTCACACTATAAATGTATTGGAAAACAACAATATTAGACAAAAGATTAAAGAATACAGCAGTTGGCCTACTATTCCTCAATTGTATGTGCATGGAGAATTTATTGGCGGTTCAGACATTATGACAGAAATGTTTGAGTCAGGCGAATTACAACAGTTATTAAAGGACTAATATGGCATACTCACAACAAGTAATCGATCACTATGAAAATCCACGCAACGTTGGCAAGTTCGATGCTGACGACGTCACTATTGGTACAGGCATGGTAGGAGCACCTGCCTGCGGTGACGTAATGAAACTACAAATCAAGGTAATAGATGGCATTATCACAGACGCAAAATTTAAGACATACGGATGCGGCTCGGCGATTGCAAGCAGTTCTCTGGTTACTGAATGGGTCAAGGGCAAAACGCTTGACCAGGCATCAAGCCTCAAGAATTCACAAATTGCTGAAGAACTCAGCCTTCCTCCGGTCAAGATACATTGTTCGATACTCGCTGAGGATGCTATCAAAGCCGCGGTAGAGAACTATCGAAAGAAGCATGCCTAAAATATTGTTATGTGGTGACAGTTTTGGCACGACTGATCATCGTTACCCTGAACTACATTTTTCTGAAAAAATAGCAAAAAAAATTAATGACTGTGAAATTATTAATTTATCACAGGGTGGTGCTAGTAATTTTTTAATAGAACTTCAATTACATCAAGGTTTAAGATTTAAACCTGATGCAGTTATACTAATGTTCACTGCTCCATGGAGATCAACTTTTGTAACCAAAATTAGTGAGTATTTGACCAAGATTTCCAATGGTAAAATAATGTATCATCAACGGCATTATCTAAAGCCAAATGATGTATGCAAAGTAAAACTTAATAATTTAAAAAAATACATAACTCATGTCGAGTTTCAATATGATGCTCAAATGAAAGGTGTGTCTGAAAATGATGTTATTCACAGAGCAAGAAAATGGAAAGACGAATCTTTATTTTTGCAACAAGATTATATAAACGGGTTTAGAGATTATTTTACAGCAATAAGTCTATTAAATCTATTAAAACTCAACGATATACCTTTTTGTTTTAGTCTAGGGGGTTTTGGCTCCAATGGTAACAAATCTTTTTACAATCATAGCATTAAAGAACATATAGTAAAATTTAATTGCTTAACAGATGAATTAGAAAATCACATGTCTCAATCAATAAGTGTTAATTTATGGGATGCTACAAATGGTGGATATGATCCATTGGCAAAACAGCCAAGTTTTCATGTTGAAGATGATAATCTGCAAACATTGTTTGCAAATGAATGCATAGAAAAATTAAAATTATGATTTCACTTACTGATTCTGCACAAAACAAAATCAAAAGATTAATCACGACCAAAGGATATGCTGGTATTCGCATAGGTGTAAAAACTACAGGTTGCTCGGGACTGGCTTATGTGTTAGAATACGTTAAAGAATACACTGCCGATCCTGCTACCATAAACTACGCACAAGATTCATTTGCAGTTGTGGTTGACAAAAAGCATGATGTATATTTGCAAAACATGACAGTGGATTATGTGCGTAAAGGACTAAATGAGGGATTTGAATTCGTCAATCCCAATGAACGTGACCGTTGCGGTTGCGGAGAAAGTTTCAGAGTTTAATTTGTACAATCCAAAATTTGATTATCAACCCATACCCAGGGTCACAATAGACGGTAAAAGATTCTATGCCACACCAGACGGCAACCGGTTACCTTCAGTAACTACCATATTAGATAAAACAAAACCCCCAGAAAAGGTCGAAGCACTGAACCAATGGCGCCGTCGTGTGGGTGCAGAAAAAGCACAACAGATCACTACAGAAGCCGCCAATCGTGGCACCCGTATGCACACCTATCTTGAGCACTATGTCAAACATGGTGAAATCAAAGAACGTGGATCAAATCCGTTCTCATGGCCCAGTCACATCATGGCAGACACTGTGATCACGCACGGACTTAAAAATGTAAGTGAATTTTGGGGCATCGAAGTGCCACTGTACTTTCCCAAAATATACGCCGGAACTACAGACGGTGCAGGCATGCATCTAAATGAAGAAAGCATACTGGATTACAAGCAAACAAACAAACCCAAAAAACGCGAATGGATTGATGACTACTTTGTGCAACTTTGTGCCTATGCAGAAGCACATAACGAAGTGCATGGCACACGAATCCGCAAAGGCGTAATTTTGATGTGTGTAAAACCCGATCTAGATGAGCAACACAACATAGTTGGCACGCCACAATACCAAGAATTTGTGCTAGAAGGTGCAGAATTTGATCATTATCGGGATCTGTGGTGGCGAAAGGTCGAACAGTACTACATGCTAAATATGTAATATCCTAAGGACAATCATTGTGGCAATTGTACAAATATCAAGAATTACTCAACGCAAAGGGCTATTAAACGACCTGCCCCAACCACTAGCTGGTGCAGAACTGGGCTGGGCAATCGATGAGCGTAGACTGTTTATCGGAAATGGTTCTACAATCGAAGGTGCTCCTGTTGTGGGCAACACTGAAGTGTTAACTGCATTTTCGGACATCCTGGGATTTAGTAACTCCTACACCTACAAAGGTCAAGCCGGCGGATATACAGTACAAACTGGCGCCAACGGCGGCACAGTAAGTCAAAGTATTCAGTCAAGACTAGACAGTTACGCAGTAATTACTGATTTTGGTGCCACCGGTGATGGTATCACTGATGTTACAGATACTATCAATTATGCATTGAATCAGCTGTATTGCCAAAACGTTAACACACAAGTTCGTCGCAGTTTATATTTTCCAGCAGGCACATATATTATTAGTGATACTTTGTTGATTCCGCCATATTGTAAATTATATGGTGATGGTCCCGAAAGCACAGTAATTTATTTTTATGTAGAAACATGGACCAACGCAATTGCATATGGCACAGGCGTGTTGGTTAAAAATAGCTCCACATATTATCGAAGCCAAGCTGATGTGCCAATTGGTACTGCTATTTCAAACTCAACATATTGGACGGTGGAAACCTTGCCAAGTTATATTATTAGAACGGCTGACAGTTTACAACAAACAGGAGTTAACATCGCTACTAACGGAGCATTGCCTCCGGGATTTTTTGAAATTTCGGGCATGAAATTTCAAACAAATCAAGCAACGCAAAGTGGTGCGTATGTTGAAGCCGCAACTGATTGTGCATTTGACAGTGTGAATGTTGAAGGACCAATGACCACGGCAACATTGACTGCTTCTACCAATGCCACAGCATGTGTTGCCTGGAACAGTACTGGAAGTTATATCTGTAAAAACGTTGAATGGAATCATTGCACCTTTAGTGGCATGGTTTGGGGAACCAACACTGATGAGCAAATCGAAGGCGTTACATTTAGCAACTGCTATTTTGACACCTTGTATCAAGGTGTATATTTAGGTGTTAATTCAGTACCAATTCCTTATGTGGGACCTACTGGATTCCGTATTGTACAAAATCAATTTGACAATATCTATGTTGAAGGTATTGTGATAGTCAATGTCAGTCTCAATGCGTCTGCTTACAACGTATTTTATGATGTGGGCAACCATTTTAATGGCACAACAAATCCCGCATCATCAATCATTGATATCAATGCTATCAACAATATCAGCGTAGGTGATGCATTTGAACGTACAACTACCTATTCAAATATATTTTCCAGAATCAACCTCAACAATACCAACAGCATTGCGCTGGGCATGAATAACAGTTATATCACATTCTATCAAAACAATGTGGCCAATCTTACTTTTGCCAATCAACTGGCACTGGGAACCTATCAACGGTCAGCAGGTATACAAGATACCTTAACTGTGTCCGGTAGTGCGCAGACCTTGTTTACTTTTGACGCAGACGATATCGCCGCGGTCAAGATTGATTACACTACCAAGACCGACGTCGATAATGCAGTTAGAACTGGCACATATATCATTGTGCGTAGTACATCTGATTCAACTGGCGCTTTGGCATCGAGTGACACAGGCGTGCAAAATTCTGCAACAGGTGTCACTTTCAGTGTGAGTGAAGTCTCACCTACCAATGTGATAAGTTGGAAGTATATTGCTACCAGCTCTGGCACCATTTATTATTCAGTAACAAAACTAGCTTGATGTGGCCTAGAACTTTTGCCGAACGGCTAGAGAGCTGGACACAAATGAGAAATCAAGTTTCAACCGCTGACCCAGCCCATGCACTACACACTATCAATCAATGGTGGTTTGATGCTCCTTGGAGAGCTTATCATTTACACTGGGATGATAGAGCAAATTGGCCGGATCCCTGGCAATTATTGAGTGACGATATCTATTGTTCTCTTGCTCGCGGGCTGGGAATCATGTATACTATAACTATGCTAGATCGACCAGATATGCAGGATGCGGTGTTGGCCGACACCGGTACTGACAATTTAGTCCTAGTCGACAAAAAGAAATATATACTGAATTGGGACCAGGAACAAGTGTTAAATATCAATCTAGGACCTTTCAAAGTCCAAAACAGCGTGACGCAAGAGCAAATAAAACAACAAATCGGGTAACAATGAAGCAAATTACAGTAGTCAAACGTGATGGTACTCGCGAACCATTAGCGTTAGAAAAGTGGCAAACACAGATTGCCAAGGTATGTGCAGGGATAGCGGATGTGAGTCAGAGTATGGTAGAGATCAAAGCTCAACTGCACTTTTATGATGGAATTACCACAAAAGAAATTGACGGAATCACACTTAGAGCTATTGTGGATCTAATTGATGTAGAATCAAATCCCGATGTTGGGCACACCAACTATCAGTTTGTGGCCGGCAAGCAACGGTTATCAATGTTGCGTAAAGATGTGTACAGTTCATATGAGCCCCCACACTTGTATGAAATAGTCAAAACCAATGTGGCCACGGGCTTGTACACTCCTGAGTTACTGGAGTGGTATACAGAAGATGACTGGAACCGCATGAATGACATAATTGATCATGCCAAAGACGAGCAGTACTCATATGCCGCAGTAGAACAACTAATTGAAAAATATCTTGTCAAGAATAGATCAACGAAAGAAATATATGAAACTCCGCAGGTACGGTACATGGTGGCAGCGGCTACAGTATTCCATAAGGAAGAACCAAACACAGCTAGAATGCGTTATATCAAAGAATATTATACCGCGGCTAGTGATGGTTTGTTCACACTGGCTACTCCTGTGCTTGCTGGGCTTGGTACTCCTACTAAACAGTTCAGCTCTTGCGTCCTTATTAGAAGCGACGATGACCTCGATAGTATATTTGCCTCTGGGGAGATGATGGCCAAGTATGCCAGCAAACGTGCTGGCATTGGTTTAGAGATTGGTAGATTGCGGCCACTAGGTTCACCCATACGTGGCGGCGAAATCATGCACACCGGCATGATACCTTTCTTGAAGAAGTGGTTTGGCGACTTACGCTCATGCTCACAAGGAGGTATTCGCAATGCAAGTGCAACGGTATTTTATCCTATTTGGCATCTTCAGTTTGACGATCTTATTGTGCTTAAAAATAATCAGGGCACTGAAGAGACCCGTGTTAGGCACATGGACTACGGAGTTGTGTTGAGTGCATTCTTTTGGAGACGATTTAAAAACAAAGAAAACATAACCTTCTTTGATCCCAATCAAGTGCCGGACCTGTACCAAGCATTTTATGCCAACACAGAGCGTTTTGAAAAGCTCTACTGTGAATACGAAAAGCGTCAAGACCTACGTACCAAGGTCATGAGTGCAGAAGAAGTGTTCAAAGGCGGCATACTCAAAGAGCGTACCGACACCGGCCGCATCTACCTTGTGTACATTGACAATGTGCAGAACCAAGGTCCATTTGATACTGAACATCATACCATTTATCAATCCAATTTGTGTTGTGAGATTCTTTTGCCCACCAAGAGTTTTAAAAGATTAGACGATGCTGAGGGCCGAATTGCTTTGTGTACCTTGGGGAGCATAAATTGGGGTGCGTTCCGTAATCCAGAAGACATGCGTCGTGCTTGCCGTATACTTCAGCGTAGCCTGTGCAACATACTGGACTATCAAGACTTTCTTTCCATCCAGTCTAAACTCTCAAATGATGAAATCCAGCCCTTGGGCATTGGAGTCACAAACCTTGCGTACTGGCACGCCAAGCGAGGCATGCAGTATGGAGAACGAGACGCCTTGCATGAAGTCAAGTCGTGGATGGAACACCAGGCTTTCTATCTAACCGAAGCCACAGTTGAACTGGCTCGAGAACGTGGTCGTTGTGCGGACAGCGACAAGACATATTACGGCCAAGGTGTGTTTCCTTGGGAACGCAGAGCCAAGGGAGTTAATGAACTTACAGACTTTGCTCCAGAGCTGAACTGGGAAGTACTAAGAGAAAATATGAAACAACACGGTGTACGTAACGCTACCTTGATGGCTATTGCTCCTGTAGAAA